AAAGATATATTTACATCTAATTTAAAATATCAAACTATGTTAGATAGTGTACAAGGTCGTGGTCCTTGTTTAGCATTTTTACCTTTTTGTTCTTTACCAGAATTAGAGGGTTGTATAGTGACATGGGATTTTATGGAAACTATCCATAGTAGAAGTTATACATATATTATAAAAAATTTATATTCTAATCCTAGTGATGTATTTGATACAATCATTAAAGACGAGAAGATAGAAAAGAGAGCTCAATCTGTAACACAATATTATGATGATTTAATCTTAGCAGGTCATAAATGGCATTTAGATAAATCAAAAGTTGATGAGTATGAACTAAAGAAAAAATTATGGAAAGCATTAATCACAGTAAATATATTAGAAGGTTTAAGATTTTATGTATCATTTGCTTGTAGTTTTGCTTTTGGTGAACTTAAATTATTAGAGGGATCAGCAAAGATTATTTCGTTTATCGCAAGAGACGAAAGTCAGCACTTAGCAGTTTCACAAAGAATTATAAACAATTATAGAGATAATGAAAAAGATAAGGTTATGGATAAAGTGATTAAAGATACTGATAAAGAAGTTTATGCAATGTATGATGAGGCAGTACAAGAAGAAAAAAGATGGGCAACTTATCTTTTCTCTAAAGGTTCTATGATAGGTTTATCGGAAAAATTATTACATCAATTTGTAGAGTACATGGCTAATAGAAGAATGAAAGCTATTGGTTTAACACCAGCGTATGAACAAAAATCTAATCCACTACCTTGGATAGATCATTGGTTAAATAGTAAAGGCACACAAAATGCTCCGCAAGAAACAGAAATAGAAAGTTATGTTATTGGTGGAATAAAACAAGATGTTAAGAAAGATCAATTTAAAAAATTTAAACTGTAATGGAAAAAGTAGTTAAGAAGTGCTCAAACTGCACTACTAAATATACCATAGTATGGGACGAAGAAGAACAGGACCTAGATCCTTTAACTTGTCCGTTCTGTGGATATGAAGTAGAATCAGAGGAAGATAGTGAGCATGAAATACCAGAAGAAGCAACGGACGATAGTTGGAATTGATTATAGTTTAAATAGTCCTGCTATTTGTATAGCAGATAATAGTTTTGATTTTAATAAATGTTCTTTTCACTTTCTAACAAGTAAAAAGAAACATATTGGTAATTTTGGTAAAAATATATTTGGTTATGAACATAAAGAATACAAAACTCCTATTGAAAGATTCACAAATATTTCCACTTGGGCTCTGGATATTATTCACAATCATAAAAAAGATACGGCAAAAGTTTTTATTGAAGGCTATTCGTTTGGCTCTAAAGGTCAAGCAGTATTTCAAATCGCTGAGAACTGCGGTATACTTAAATATAGATTACAGATGTCACCCACTATATTATATGATACAATTGTGCCAAGTGTTGTTAAGAAGCATGCGTCAGGTAAAGGAAACGCAGACAAACAATTAATGTATAATAGTTTTCTAAATCATACTGGTGCTGATTTATTGAAAGCTTTTGATATGGGTAAGTTAAATAATCCTGTGACAGATATTGTAGATAGTTATTATATAGCAAAAGTTGGTTATGAAAATTTTGAAAGCAAAAAATAAAGTAGAAGGTTGTGAAACCTTAGTTGCTGATTTAGAAAAATTAGACTTTGGTCATTGTTCAATAGATGGACCAGGTTTTATTAAACTATATAATAGTATAGGTGACAAAATGAATTGGCCTTTAATATTAATGAATGGTCGATTAAGATATGGAAACAAAAGACTAACGTATGCCAAGATGCTTGGTTATACACACATTGAAGTTGTTAATGTAAATGATGATAAGGAGTTAGAACGAGTTAGAGTTATGACTTGTTGGAAAAGATTATGAAGAAGGCGATTATAACTGGTATAACAGGACAAGATGGTGGTTATCTAGCGAAACTACTATTAGATAAAGGATACAAGGTCTACGGCGCTCAGAGACGTAATACGGGTAAAAGATACTGGCGTTTAGATGAATTAGGTATTAGAGACGATATAGAGATAGTTGACATAGATTTAACTGAACCATATAATATATCAAAACTATTAGATAAAATACAACCAGACGAGTTTTATAATCTTGCGGCACAATCATTTGTTGCATTATCATTTGAACAACCACAGGTGACAACACTAACAAATGCCAATGGTGTTTTAAATATACTTGACGCCATAAGACATAATCACCCTAAAGTAAAATTTTATCAAGCATCAACGAGTGAAATGTTTGGTAAAGTTTTAGAGACACCACAAAGAGAGACTACAAGATTTTGGCCTAGGTCACCATATGGCTGCGCCAAGGCTTATGCTCATCATCTAACAGTAAATTATAGAGAGAGTTATAATCTACATTTAAATTGTGGTATTTTATTTAACCATGAAAGTCCTATGAGAGGTGAAGAATTTGTCACTAGAAAAATTACAAAAGGTTTAGTACAATGGTTAAAGAATGGTAAACCTTTAGAGCTAGGTAATTTAGATTCTAAAAGAGATTGGGGTCACGCAGAAGATTATGTTGAAGCAATGTGGTTAATGCTACAAGAAGATATACCAGATGATTATGTAATAGCAACTGGTAAGACACATACAATAAAAGATTTTATAACAAAGTGTTTAGATAAGTTAGA